CTCGTAGGCGCACGGGCTGAACGTGGGCTGAAAGGTAAGCGTATCAAGGAATTCATGGATTCCCTGCGCGGTGCAGGTGCAATCAAAGACAAGAGTTTCCAGAAACTGGGCGTCTCGAAAGTCCCGGTCACAATAGAACAAGGAGAAGGTGATGAGTGAGACAATGACGTGTGCAGAAGGCAAACAAGACGATTGGGCCAAATGGGTTGAAAGCGCCCAAGACGATTACGGTCACCAGTGCGTTATGGTAGCCGTTGTCGTTGGCGAAGCGCTCGATGAGGGTCTTTCGCCCAAAGATGCAGCAGACAAGATGTACGGCTATGGTTTGACCGGCTTTATGGCTGGCGCCGTCGCCAAGATGGTAAGCCAGTGTCATGTGCGCGGCGATGAATTCCGCCGCTGGTGGAACGTCAAAACGCAAATCAATAAGGAAGGCGAGAAGGCAAACGAGAAAGGCGGAGTTTTGAATCCTGCCATCCTCACAGCGAAAGAAGGAGAATGAAATGTCCGTTCCATTGATATACGCCAAGATGCACGCAATTATGCAAGGCATCAAGGGCGTATCGAAGAGCCAACATGCGCCAATGGGGTATGACTTCAGGGGCATCGACGATGCCTACGATGCGGCACAGCCCCAGTTTGTTGAGCATGGCGTGATCTGTATGCCGGAAACGCTCAAGATCACACGCGAAACCATCCCCAGCGCCGAGGACAGAAAACTTCGCATCTGGACTATTGTTGAGGTCGCCTACAACTTTTACTGTGTCGAGGACGGCAGTAGCGTCCGTGCTGTTGTCGCCGGTGAGGGCATGGACTACGGTGGCGACAAGGCCACCCCATGTGCCATGTCAACTGCGTACAAGACAATGATGTGGCAAACATTTTGTATTCGTGTGCAGGGGCAGTCTTACGATACCGAGACACGAAACGACGCACCCAGCTTGCCAGCTGGCCGAACGAGCGTCGCAAGGCCACCCCCGCCGAGAACGCCAACCCCGCAAAGAGCGCCAGCCCCGGCAGCCGCAATACCGCAGGGCGGCAGCCACGTCTGCCCTAAATGTGGTGGGGAGATGTGGGACAACTCTGCCGAACGCAAGCAAGACCAACAAGACATTGCAAACGGCACCAGAACAAAGAAGGCCCGGCCAGCCTATAGTTGCAAAGACAAGGATTGCGGCGGCATCATCTGGTCAAGCAGCGACGCTACAAAGCCACCGCCGCCACCGCCACAGCCGGCAGGCCCAGCGGAAACGGCTATCAATGAGATGGACATGATCGCTGACATCCAAGATGGGATTGACACGGATGCAATCCGGGCATCGAGCATCAAGGCTATCTGCGCCAGCGTCGGGATACCAGATCATACGAAATGGGCCGAAGGAACATACGAGCAGATCAAGGCGTTGCACGCCCGGACAGTTGGAATAATGTAATAAAACCATAGCGCGAGGAGACGGGCATGGCAAAGACGACAGAGCCGGAGAACGGGAAGCCAGCAAAGGGCAACGCAGCAGAGGCCAAAGCGGAGAAGGAGCGCAGATTCCAAGTTCTCCAGCGTTTCGCTAACCGCGAGACGTATGAGAATCGAGTCGTGCCAGATGTTGCATGGCTTGTCAGGATGGTCGAGGAGCTCAAGGCGAAGGTCGCCAAGCAGATGGACATCAACAAAGAACTCCGGAAAGACTTGCTCCATCTTAGGAGGATGCTTACGCGCCAACGTGATCTCGGGAAGGAAGCTGAAGCAGAACTCACCCGCCTCAAGAAACTTGTCTTCGGGAAGGCATTTATCAAAAAAGTAATGTTAAAATCAAACTTCGCGCCGGGTGTTTTATCTCTCCAGAAAGCCATCGAGGAAGCATTGGAGAAGGAGACATGAACGAGAAAGATAGGAAACTTAGGCGCGGAGCATACGACGCTGGATACACCGCTGCAAAAGCGTGGTATCAGGGGTCGGCGATGCGCGAGAGACTGGAAGCGAAAGAAGAAGAACTCGCCAACCTCAAGGAGCTTGTCTTCGGGGATGAGGTGAGGGAGAAGATCGTGGATCGGTATGAGAAGCAAGCGACTACCGTGACATTACTGTATATTCGGGCCGGAGTGTTGGACTTCCAGCAGGCAATCAAGGAAGCGATGGAGAAGCCAATTCCCCACAGCAAATCACAAGAGCGGAGATTCAAAGCACAGGAGAAGAAGCCATGACAGACAGGGAGAGGCTAGCAATCAAGGCAAGGAAAGTAATAGCTATCATTCAGAAGCAAGCCCACAGCACTGCGGCCTGGACTAAAAATATCCCGTTCCCACACAATATATATAGGGGGGTATGGCCGAAATGACAGACCAAGAGAAGCTAACATTGCCTATGCAGCGGCATAGCAATTGTCCTGATACCCAGTGCAGGACGTGCCTTGATGATATTAGTGCGCTTGGGGATTTCTTGCATCAAGAAACCAAGTTGTCGCGCCGGAGCATAGACATTCTGGGTCATTACAGAACATGGCTTGATCGCAACAAAATCCCAGCAGAAACGGAGCATGGATGGCCTACGGTAAATGTGTTCTCTGCGGCCAATGTCAATGCCTACCTATCGGAGTGGAAAGAATGACAAACACAGAGAAGCTAGCCGCGCTGATTGGGGAGGAGGGGCATGAGACTGTATTGTTGCGCTATGATTACGCACCCTGCGAAGAACATGAAGAAAAGTGGCCCCTAACCCCCTACGAGCTAATCGAGATCGCGGAGGGGCGGTGGAAGGTGAAAGGTTATGCTATACGAACACATTCTTTCATCAGTCAATCGAGGGAAGTGGCAACATGCGAATATTGCTTGGGGGGTGATGATGGTTATATTCCACTTGAAGTTAGCGATATTTATGGTGAGGGTAAAACAGAACAAGAAGCCCGCATGAAGTGCGCTATCAAGGCGATGGAGAGGCTTGCAAGAGAAAAGGAGAAATGATGGCTGTACAAACCTATGTGGCATTTATCTTGAAATGTTTAGACTGCGGCTTAGAGGTGGAAGTAGGCCCAACCCACAAATTCGTAGGGGCTGATTCGGGTGAACCACGTCGAGCATACTTCCATCCACAGGCCAACGAAGGTGATAACGCTGTTGGAATAAGCAGTGGTACTGGGAGTACATTCCGATGTATACAGTGCCACGCTCTAAGGTGGGCAGAAGCAAAAAAGGCTAGAGGAGGAGAAAGAGAATGAGTAATGACCATGTGCATCCTATCTTTAGGGGGCTGATAAATTCGATTGCTCCCAAGCAACAGCACGATGAACAGGCGCAAGTAATTGCTCGCGAACTCACAGAAGAGCCTCTTGCGCAGTTCCGGCGAGAGCTGAAGGAGGAGAAGGATGCTAACTGACCTGATACAAGAGCGCCACCTCAAGTGGCTTGGGGTTGTGGAGTGGAAAGATTCATCCTGCGAACCCATACGGCTAACAAAGGCAGAAAGTCCTTCCTCCTTTTGCATCGCATCATTTGCAACGGAAGTTATGTACGGCGATGAGAATAGGTGGGAGTTCTTCAGGTGGATTGACAACCACACAGCCTCTTGCATCCTCGAACACGCCTTCAGGGTGAAGCTAGAAGTAGAAGAGTTGACTATAGAACTCGCGGGGGACGGTCTTGGAACATCGGGCTATGCAGTCCAAAGCATCCACGAGCCATGTTCTCCTGTCGTGCAATATGAAACATACGAGGAAGCTCTGATCGCCGCCGTCGATGTGCGGATGAAAGCGGAAGCCGATGAAACATAGACCGGAGATAATTCATGTATGCTAAGGTATTCGCGCAAGTTCTGGACTCGTCCTTGGCCGAAGATTACGAGGCCCGTCACGTCTTTATCGACCTGCTACTCTTGGCCGACCAAGACGGCATAGTTGACATGACACACGATGCTATTGCGCGCAGAACAAACGCGCCGCGTGACGTTATCGTGTCCGCTATCAAGAAACTGTCGGCCCCTGACCCTGAGAGCCGGACACCGGACGCAGATGGCCGGCGGATTGTCCTTCTCGACGCGCACAGGGATTGGGGTTGGCGGATTGTCAATTACAGTGTTTTCCGCGACATCAGGAACCGAGAGGATCGCAAGGCATACATGCGAGGATACATGCGCCAACGCAGGAGCGAAGAGCCTGTCGGAGAAGTCGCGGCAGCAGAAGAAGAATCCGCTATCTCATCTGCCGACATGAAATCCCTTGACAAACTCGCCACAAGAGTCTACGGACAGACCCCAACGGGCAACCTGATGGAAGCCCTGGAGAATTACGACTTCGCCTGGGTCAAGACAGCCATGCTCAAAACCGAGGCGGCGGGGAAGAGGAAGTGGGCATACACCAAGGCGATACTTGTGTCATGGGCCAAGCAAAAGCACATGGACAGGTCGGTGGGCGATGGCCCACAGTCGCCGGAGGAAAAGGCGGAGCAGGAAGCATACGATAATATCGGAAAGGGCGATGAATGATTGAAGCGATGTTCTACATCATCTGGAAGGGCTCCATCAGCAAGCGATGGCGCACACTCGGCGAGGACATGGCAAAGATCGCGTGGCGCCAGCGACACAGCGAACTCAGTTCGATTTCAGACGCGGACTGCAAGAACGCCTGTGAAAAGCTGGTGATGGAGCCGGACATCAAGTACGCCCCGGCGCTGGGCAGTGTCGTCAAACGCATTGTCCACGAGAGCCAGCCGAAGGCCAAGAATCCGTTCGAGAATGAAGACGAAAGTTACACGCGACCAACGCCGGAGTTCAAAAAACTCATGCTGGTCGCTCGTCGTGTTGCGACTGGCAACAACCTTGCACGCAAATTGCAGATGTATGAGATGCTTCCCGGTATTTGGCAGGAGCATGGCGTTACTGTATCGCAGGACGAACATCTGTATCTCGCCAATTTGTGCGCTGTAACAAAGAGAAGTCTGGAGCAATGGAAAGCCGATGCGCCGGTGCGCAAGGCAGCGAAAGAACACGAGAAAAAGCTGACGCACGCGGAACGAATAGCCCTAGCACGCAAGCGCAGGGCGGAGAGACAGACGGTTGGCAATGCACTTGGGAGGGTGTTGAAGTGAACAGACTGAAATTCACATTGCCGTATCCGCCGTCAGTGAACCGCTATTGGCGGCACATCGTTATGGGCGACAAGCCGCGTACAATCATCTCCAGGAAGGGGCGTGAATACCGAGCGACCGTCATTTGCCAGTTGGCAAATCTCGTAGGCGTACCAGCCGCACACCCTATACGCCTCGGATGCAGAGTATTTCTGCCGGATCGACGGCGCCGGGATATCGACAATATTCTCAAGGCACTGCTTGACAGTATGCAACACGCTGGTATGTATAAGGACGACAACCAAATCACCGAACTCAATGTCTGGAAGCCCGCCGTAAAAAAACCTGGCAGTGTAGACATAACGCTTACATGGCCCTGGAAAGAAGTCGGAAGCCCATTTTGGGAAGGAGAAGGAGATGATAGTTAAAGTGAAAACGCCGAACGCCACGTTTACAGTGGAGGCAAAGGGGCGCGAGAGCTTTATAGAGGATGGTTCCCATGGGGCCATCGAGAAGACAGAAAAAGGCGAACCATCTGTGGCTCTCCGTGCGTTCCTGTCGGCGGTAGAGGCGAGAGAACTTGCGGCTGTATTGCAAGCGGTTACGGATGCAACATGGTGGGGTACTCCAGTTCTGGTGTCTATCTATCCGGAGGAAGGAGGAAAAGATGCCAAGGGAAACTCGGCCGATCAAGACGACACGCAAGCCACGCCTGCGCGAGTATGACCCAAAGCCGCCCAGCAGGCAAGTCTTTCCAGACGTTTCCTACGAGCTTGAATGGAGGGAAAGCATAAGCCGGCTATACGAGATTGCAAAACTGCTTACGTCGCGGCCAGGGTCAGAAATGGTGAAGCGAGACTTGCGGCGGATGCTCGCGCAGGTATGGTTGCTGATACCAGAGCGCGTTCAACTTGTCGCACGCAGAGACTTGCCGGAAAAGATGCTCTGCGGGGAAATAGATGATACAGAGGGAGGTGGATGATGGATAAAGAAAGGGTTGTTGGCCTGCTCAATAATGTAATCGGTGGGCTAGCTGGTTTGCGAGAATTCAGAGACGAAATCTTTGAAGAAATTAAGGAAGAACTGTACCCAAAAACAAAACCTAAGCCGCTCAAGTTGGAGGCGGGGTGCAGGGTGGAATTTTGGTACGCCTCTGGAAGGAAAATGACTGGTACAGTTTTGTCTGTCTCCGACAAAATGGTATGGGTTGATGAGGATAATACTAGCCCCGATACTTGGAATACATGCCGTCTGACCGTAACCGAAGCGGCCACGCCGGAGGTGGGGGACTATGTGCAGTTGTGCGGAGGTGATGTGGGGGTGATTACAGCTACCACCGGCATGTGGTATAGGGTTTTCGTTCCGGGCAAGCCAATGGTCGGCAGCCAGAAACGTAAAGACTTCACCATCCTATACAAGGTGCCGAAGGAGAGAGAATGATGGACAAACTAACATTCATACTTGCCGTGCAGGCGTTTACCGACTGCTGCCTGATACTCGCAGTCTGTCTGATTGTGGGCGAGATAAGGAGGGGTAAATGATAACCCACAGGTTCAAGTGCGGCGCAGTCGCCCGATGGAAGAATGTGCCCGACAACCCGCTCTCCATGGGCGGCATCGTCAACTGCTCGAAGTGCATCAGGCAACAGGCCCATGTCCCCGCCCACTTCTGCCCGGCGCAGGATAGGGAATATGTGCTGCGAGACAAGGACGGAAAGCGGGTAGGAAGGCGGCGTAAGTGAGGCCGAACACGATCCATTGCGGCGATGCGCTCGAATGGCTTAAAACGCTGCCGGATGAGTGCGTTCAGTGTTGCGTTACGTCTCCGCCTTATTGGGGACTGCGCGACTATGGCGTCAAGGGCCAACTCGGCCTTGAGAAAACGCCAGAGGAATATGTCGAGACGATGACAGAAGTCTTTCGAGAAGTCCGCCGCGTCCTGCGCAAAGACGGGGTTTGCTTCATAAACCTTGGGGATTCATATTTTGGTAGCGGGAAGGGATTGTATAGGGATGGCAGGTCACATGGCACGGAAGGAAAAAAGCAAAGAACTAACGCCGGGAGCATCGGAGTAAGGCATGGGCCTTCTTGTGACATTTCCGACACAATCCCACAAGATTGTCCATTGCATGATTCGATTTGGAACCATCCCTGTGATGGGTGTCAAGCGGCTTCCGTTCTCCACAGTCTGCACAAAGATCGTTCTGTCGCTTCTGCACCAAGCGGCGATTCACGCGCCCCCAGCCAGGCGCATACGGAATCTGCGCACGACCATCTTCCCAAGTCCCGCTCTTCGGGCCAGAAACCGACTCGCCAATCATTTTCCGCCAAGCAGGATCAGCAGCATATACAAGCCCCCTCTCGCGAGCAGCATCCCGCATCTCAACTGTCCAGGCCTGACGAATCTTCTCAGCGACACCGGGAAGCGAGCCACCAGTCGGATAATTCTTTTTCTTCCCCGCCGTTGCCTGCCTCATGCACTCGCGATGCTCCGCAGTCCGAACATATGATTTCTGTCCCTGGCGTTTCTCCGAAAGACGTTCTTTCCATGTCGGGTCAGCACGCCAACAGGCTCGACAGTATTGCGACTGCCGGTGCATTCGCTGCCCACACATCGGGCATGGCCTTGAGTTCTTGTCCATACCGACATTTTACCATACCGTTCCATCACTGTCAACTCAAGCCCAAAGACCTCGTAGGCATACCCTGGCGGCTCGCCTTCGCACTCCAGGCCGATGGCTGGTGGCTGCGCTCAGACATCATCTGGCATAAACCAAACCCCATGCCCGAATCCGTCACAGACCGCCCGACCAAGTCCCATGAGTATATCTTCCTAATGAGCAAGGCGGCGAAATACTACTATGATGCCGAGGCGATAAAAGAGTCTCAGATTACGCCGCTCGACACAAAAGCACACCAGACATTTGGCGCACCCGGAGGCAAGGCAGAAAAAGTGTACGGTGCGAAAGTAAGTGGGAATAAATGGGAGCCAAGCGGCTCCCGCAACAAGCGCGATGTCTGGACTATCGCCACTCACCCATTCAAAGAGGCCCACTACGCGACATTCCCGCCGAAACTCATCGAGCCGTGCATTAAGACCGGAACGTCTGAGCGCGGGTGCTGCCAACGATGCGGTGCGCCGCATACAAGAATAGTCGAAAAGGGGAACCTGGTTCCAGACAACCCCGGTTACAAGCCTAGGGGGAACAAGCGCGGCGGCTCTTTTGTGAAGAATGCCATGACACCTGCCGGGAGTTCTCAAGGGCATCCCAACTTTCACTATGAGCAGACAACTGTGGGTTGGCAACAATCTTGCAAATGTGATGATGGAAAACCCCAGCCCTGTATCATACTCGACCCGTTTATGGGCTCAGGCACAACGGCTATGGTCGCACAGGGACTTGGCCGTGACTTCATAGGCTGCGAACTCAACCCCAACAACGTGAAAATGGCAAAGCGGCGCATCTTCGGGCCACTGTATGCAGGAGCAATATCTTGAAGCTATTCACTGACACCCTGATAGATGATGAACTGAGAATAGAACACGATTCCGTCAAGAGCGGGGTCGCGCGATACAAGCGGCTCGTCAAGGAAACCGAAGGACGCGGCGAGGGCGCATCGCTCAAGGCATCTGAACGCCTGTTGGTCTACTGGTTCAAGGCTTTCCGCAGGCGCGTCCGCAAGGAACGCCGCGCTTGTGAGAAACGCCAGGCCGGAATTGGACGCGGCGTCTACGGCCAATACATGCGAATCCTCGATACCAGCCAGGCCACCGTTATTGCCATGCACACCGTACTCGGAATATGCCTTACCGAGCCGGCAGGCATCCATACCACGAAAGTCGTGCTTGCCATCGGACGCAACCTCTGCGCTCACATGGCGCGCAAACGCTTCAAGCATACTGACCATGATTCATGGAATGCACTGATGCACGCCAACAGGAAGCAAGCCAAGCCCAGGGACGTACTCAAGGTTGCTCGCAAGTTCTTCCCCGACGAAGTGTGGCCGCTACGGGTGCAGGGCAAAATAGGCGGGACCCTGCTCAAGCTACTCACCGGCGTTGCGACTGTGCCGGACGCCACCGGCCACCACCATCCCGCGTTCGATATTTACGATGTGCGCAGGGGACGCCGCACTTACTATTACATCCGCCTCACCCCGGAAGCGGATAAGATTATCCGCGACGGGCACGCCTATCGGCAAGTCCTGCGCCCCACCTTTCAGCCGATGGTTGTCCGGCCTCTCGCGTGGACGCAAGATAACCCCGGCGGCTACCTCAGTCACAAGGTGCCCATCATCAAGAGGCTGCGTCGCCATCGCACCAATGTCGAAGTCGTGAACGACACGGTACTGTCAGCCGTGAACGTCCTGGGCGCGACCCCGTGGCGCATCAACAAACGCATCCTCAAAGTCGCCCAAGCCCTGCGAGACCAGGGCGGCAATGTCCCCGGCATACCGCGCATGACCAAAATAGAACCGCCACCTGTCCCTCCGGACTTTACTACCAACATTGACGCGAGGAAGGCATGGAAGCGTGAGGCTGCGATCATCCACGGACGCAACGTTGGACTCAAAGGTGAACGGGTTGTGGCCTGGCACAAGCTCGACATTGCTGATCGCTTCAAGGATTACGAACGCATCTACTTCCCGCACGACCTGGATTTCCGGGGCCGCGCCTACGCGCTCCCGCTGTTCCTGAATCATCAGGGTGACGACCTGTGCCGGGGCCTGTTGGAGTTCGCAGAGGCAAAATCGGTATCCATGGACGACAGTGCAAAGCGTTGGCTCGGCGTACACATGGCAAATTGCTGCGGTGTGGACAAGGTTTCACTCGACGACAGGGATCAATGGGCGCGCGACAACAGGCATCGCTTTCTTGCATGGAGCATGAATCCACTCGATTGCAGCGATTGGCTTGAGGTAGACAAACCCTTCCAGGCACTCGCCACCGCCTTTGCAATGCACGACCTGCCCGACGCCGCTTCGCGCCTCCCAATCCAAGTTGACGGTTCCAACAACGCACTCCAGCACTACGGCGCCATGCTCAGATGCCCTGTTACCGCCGCCATGGTCAACCTCGTGCCGGGCGATATGCCTGCCGATGTCTACGCCGATGTTGCAGAGAGCACCCGCCAGCTTGTGGCCGCTGACGCCGCCGCCGACCACTCTTGCGCCCTGAAGCTCGAAGGCTGGATAACGCGCAAGGTGGTCAAGCAGACGGTTATGACCTCTGTCTATGGCGTTACCGCGGTCGGCGCACGCCGGCAAATCCACGAATGGCTCGTCAAGGCAGGATTTGTTGACCGCGAACTCTACAATATCACCAAGTACCTTGGCGGGATTGCCCGCAAGGCCCTTGCTCGCGTCTGCGCCGCTGCATACGAGGCCATGCTCTGGCTCACCAAGTGCGCCCGCCTCATTGCCAGAGATAAAAGGAACAAAAAGAAGGAGATTGTCTACAAGGGCCAGACCGTGCGCTGGGCAACCCCGCTCGGGATGCGTGTCGAGCAGCCGTACAGGGACACGAAATCATTCAGAATCGACACCATCCTCCACAGATTACAAATCAATGAGGTCACGAACGACGCCCCGCCCCGCACATCCCGGCAAATCAACGGGTTCGCGCCAAACTTTGTACACAGCATAGATGGCGCACACATGATGCTGACGGCGAATAGCGCGCATGAGGCGGATATAGCCTTTGCACAGGTCTTCGACTCATTCTGGACGCACGCAGCGGACATGGATACGCTATCACGGCTGCTGCGTGAATCCTTCGTCAAGTTGCACGAAGTGCCATTGCTGGGCGATCTGTACCGGCAGATGCAGGCAGAGTATCCCGACCGGAAGTTCCCGCCCCCGCCGGAGACGGGGGACTTTGACGTAAGGCAAGTGCTGGATTCGGACTATTCCTTCAGTTGAAAGGAGGTAACTCCATGACTGACCAAGAGTTGAAGGAGATTCGGGATTGGTTAGACAGGCCCCATCCCATGAGGAGTCGAGAAATCATTATCAATCTCCTCGGAGAGATCGACCGGCTGAGGGCCGAGCGCCAGTGGATCAGCGTCAAGGACAGGATGCCAGAAGAAGGCATAGGTGTCTTTGGTGCTAGGCCCAATGACGATAAGACTTATGATGTATCCGTTAAAACGATGTCAGCCGATGACGTGCTCGATTATGGCTACACCCACTGGATGCCGCTGCTCGCCCCGCCCAAGTAATCCACCGGTTATCCACAACAGCCGTGTGGTGGAATCCCCCACGCCCCCTCTCTGTGTGGGAAAATCCTACACATTGCCATAACTCCCATCATACCAACGCCAGAAGTGTCTCACAGGTTTTGAGACACCCGTTCCATTTTGATAATAAATGGGGGACTTATGCCCATTTACCTCCGTAGAGTGGGGAGAAATTCCCCGGTTGGGTGGGGAGAAACTCCCCGATTCACCCATTGTGTCGCATTTTGGAACACGAGGCGAATATGCAGCGACATGTCTATGTCTTCTTCGCCACTGGCCGCTCCAAGCAGGTCAAACGCCGATATGGCCTTGTCTCATGGCTTGTCCGCGTCCTCACCTTCAGCCCTATCTGCCATTGCATGATCGGGTTCGACGGTGTTGTCCTCGACCCCGGCCTTGACGGAGTGCGATATTGGGCGCCGATAGATGGATTTATCAGGCATTACCCGTCTCTTTATGCCCTATTTCGCGTTCCTGTGCCCTATGGGCTCGATCTAGACTTCTTCAGGCCCAATGTAGGCGTCCCCCAGCCGATCTTCCCCAGGCTGCTTAGACTGCTTCTGTGGGGCCGTGGGCCATGGATATACGACTGCCTGTGCGTTGCGCTCTCGTGCCTTCACGCCGCAGGCGTGCCCGCCAAGCAGCACATTAGCACCCCTGCCGGCCTCTACCGCTGGCTCAGAAAGAAAGGCTATGCCTATGCCTGCCATGCCGGGCGGACAGAAGAATCCTTCCGCGATGCCGCGAGACACCTTTGGCTTAATCGAATGGCTCGACGAGAAGCTCTGCCCACCAAAGCTGCCAAGCCCTAAAGAATTGAGTACCGAAGACGGCAGGATTACTTACGCAATGCACATGGGCCAACGGGACCTGATAACCAACCTGAAGACCCGCATGGCGCGCGAAGGAGGAGGATGATATGGGTGGTGATATATCCGCAGGAACAGCGGTAAGGGAACTTGGCCGCGGTACAGAATCATTAGGTATCCCGAGCGGCGGGGAGGTAGCGCGCCAAGGTGAGCGGTTTCGCAAAGAACACAAGCGCGTTTGGCACAAGATCAAGGGTGTGTTTGTGCCAGTTTACCCAGAACAAGAACCCATCAATATTGAATTTCCCGAGCAAGAAGAGCCAGAACCACTGGTTGACGAAGAAGAGGCCAGCAATCTCGCACGGCAACGCAGGGCACTTGAAGCCAGGCGCAGGGGCCGCAGTTCGCTTCGCATCGACAACCCGGCTATGGCTACCAGCTTTGGTTCAGGATTGAGAATTCCCTAGATGAGCGACAAGAAAACACTCAAGTCAGAGTTTGCGGCCGCTGACGCCGCCCGCGAGCCGTTCATGAAACGGGCGAGGAACGCTGCCAGGCTTACCCACCCGACTATGCTGCCGGAGGTAAGCACCACACAGGCCGATGTGCTGGCGAGTTCATACCAGGGTATCGGGCAGGACGGTCTCTCAAATATAGTCAACAAGGTTGTTCTCACCATCTTCCCGTCGAACTCACCATGGTTCCAATTCAAGCCCTCCGCGCGTGCGCGTCTCCTGCCTTATTGGACGCCCAAGACGCTCAATGATTTCGTCAAGGAACTCCACGACCGCCAGCAACTCATCGAATCACAGTTCAATAGCACAAAGTATCGCGTCAAGTTCCGCACCGCCTTCGAGCATACCCTTGGCCTTGGCAACTCGCTCACGCTCTGCGGCGGTGAAGATGGTGATTACTGGTTCCAGAATTTCAGGCTCGATCACTTTGTCCAGAAGCGCAGTTCGGGTGGAGACGTGCTCTGGGGCATCACAAAAGAGATGAAAGACCCGATGGAACTCTCCAGCGAAGACATAAGCAGGGCCGAGCTACCGTCTCGCGAGGAACTTGAAAGGAAAGAGGGCAAAGATCGCAACCAAGAACTTTACACAAAATGGATTCGGCAATCCGACGGCAAGTGGCTCATCCAACAGGAAATGAACGACAAGATTATCCGCTGGTCAATCGAACCCGTCAACCCCTATCTACCGCTCGGCTATATTGAACTGAGCGGCGAAGACTGGTCACGCGGGTTTGTCGAGGAAAAGATGCCGTGGCTACGCACGTTTGACACCCACCACCGTTCGCTTCTGGACTGGGGTGTCGCAATCTCAAAGCTCATACTCATACTTGACGCCATGAACGCTGGCGGCATCACGGCCAAAGACCTGGCAGGCCCAAGCGGCCAAATCCTGATTGGCAGTGTACGTGATGGCATAGCCCAGGGCGTTGCGTTTCTCACCAGCAAGATGTCTGCCGACATAAGCGTCCTGGCAAAGATGACCGACAACATCGGGCAACTGCTTGGCAAGCAATTCCTGCTGCATACCGAGGCGCAGCGCCATGCTGAACGGGTCACGGCCACCGAAGTCATGCAAGTTGCAAGCCAACTCGAAGGTGCGCTCGGCCCGATCTATGCCGAAATCGCTTCGGAGATTCAGCCGCCCTTGCTCAAACGCATGATGTACCAGATGGAACGCGACAAGCTGCTGACACCGCTGCCGAAAGAGATTGACGAAATGATAGATATTGATGTTCTCACCGGCCTCGAAGCTCTTGAGCAACAGAGGAAGCTGGAGAACGGCCTTGCCGCCCTGCAAGTTCTCCGTTCGATGCCGGAGCTCCTGGCGCGTCTCAGCCCTGAACGGGCGCTGACATTCATCTTGCAAGGCTTCAGCCTCAATGAAACTCGGCTCACCAGAACAGAGGAGGAACTTGAGGCCGAAGTCCGAGCGCGCCTCGGCGAACAAATCCAACTTGCCGCAGGACAACAGGCCGCCAAGACGGCCGGCGCGGTAATCGAAGAAGGAGCGAAACAACAGGCGGCAACGGCCGCCCCCGCCGCATAGTCTTAGATCATGGAGAACGTCATGCCGGAAACGCAGACGCCCATAGAGGCCCCAACCGATGGTGGGACAACCTCGGCAGACGCACCCGCCGCAACGCCGCAGAAGCCGCTGGCAAAGAAGCCGAAGCGCAAGCCTGGCCGCCCGAAGAAAACAGCGCCCAAGCCATCGGGGTCGATGTCCAGTGCCCCGGTGATTGAATTGCACCAACTCAAGGTTGAGGGAGAATTTGCCACCCGAGAAGAGTTACAGGAGGTTCGCACCCGGCTGGATGCCTTGGAAGCAAACGCCAAGCTCGCCGTGGCGGAAGACCCGCTGGCCGGACTCAACAACCTGGAACGCGCACAGGCGCTCGCCAAGAGCAAGAAAGCGGAGGGATAATACCATGCCAGACGACCCAATGCCCCCCACTCCAGACGCCCCAGCCGGTGACGCGCCAACCCCGACAGACACACCAGCGGATACGGACGCGCCGCAGGTGCCAGAGAAGTTTCTCAAAGAGGATGGCTCTGTAAACACAGACGCTTTGCTGAAATCGTACACGGCACTTGAGCAAAAGCAATCAGCGGCCAATGCGACAGCACAAGGCCCAGACGCGCTCGCGCTCCCAAGGGATGAGCCGATTGATGACAACGCCAGCGTAGACGAAATTGTCCGTGCTGCCGGACTTGAACCAAATGACGTTGGACGCCAGTTCATGGAGAAGGGCAACTTGACCGCTGCGCAGTACAAGGCATTCAAGGCAAAAGGCATCCCCCGTGGCATCATCGACCAGTACATGAAGATGCAGGCCCAAGTCTATCGCGCCGCACAGGCCAAACTGGTTGCAGAGGCCAGCGAACTCGCTGGCGGCGACAAGCAGCGCGATACCATACTCCTTTGGGCCAAAGACAATCTCTCACAGGAGGATCGGGCATTTTATGATGTCCAAGCCATGAACCCGGATACTGCCATCAGGGGCTTCGAGTGGCTGCTCGCCAAACACGCTAGGGCTGTCGGCGCTGGTGACGCCCAACCGCTCATTACCGGCGATGGCGCAGCGACTCCTACCGGCGGGTATACCTCTCAGTCTGAATGGCTGAAGGCCAACAACGACCCGCGCTACGAAACAGACAGGGCTTACAGGATGGCCGTTGACGCACGAGCCGACAAAACCGATGTAAGAATAATTCACGGAATGACCCCAACATAACGGACAAGTCAAGAAACGCTCCCACTGGAATACGCCTGATTTGCCCGTGTCCGCACAACTCCCACGAGCCGTACCACTCCAGGGACAATCTACCCAGACCCCTGGACGCACACGATAACTCCGAAGAGTAAGTAGCGACGAAACACCACTAGGATACGTAAACACATTTACTCTATGGAGACCAAGCAATGGCAGACGAATATATTCTCAGCCTTACCGGTGAAGAGGCGACGCGATGGGCTGCGGCCAAGAGGACTTACGACCGCAACGTGATTCGCCACTTCCTCCCCCGAACCTTCGCCTACGCAATGGTGAAGCCCGAAGACCTCTTGGGCGGTGTCTCAAAAAACATCGTTCGGCGTTACAAGATGGTCACACACAAGAAGGTTGACCATGCGAACACCCCGCGCCAGAACATCATCAAGAAAATCGTAACGATCCAACTTGAGGATGATGAGACGATCAGCGCTGCGAACTACTCCAAGAAGGACGAAATGGTCGATCACTATGACGCCAGTGGCGAGATGGCCTTCGAGTCTGGCAAGGCCATGGCGCAACTGTACGACGTGCAGACGCTCCGGCAGGCCATCATCGCGGCGCGTACTGCCGCCGATGGCAACTTCCCAGGTGGACAGCAAGTCACCGAGACGCTCGATACTGACATCGCGACGACATACCCCATGTCCGTTGTCGGCAGCAAGAAACTTCAGGACAACATCAAGGCAGCGCATTTGCTCATGTTCGAGGATGATGTGCCTGATGAGATGGAGAGATATTGGTTTATGAAGAAGCGTGAGCACAATGTTCTCCAACAAGACGACACGCTCATGTCCGTTGACTATGTGGGCAGGCAGTTCGCCGACAAGATCAAAGGCAAGCTGGTGATGATTGACGGCGCCTGGATCATCCCGACGAACAACTACCCGCAGGCCGACTACAGCGTAGCGGACGCGGAGACCCCCACCAAGAACGGCACGGACGCCTATCTCGTGGACGCTTCCGACTCCGTGGCATGTTGCTTTACCAGCATGGCGCTGCGCAAGGCCGCGCCGGAGAACATCACCGGGCTGTACTATTGGGATGATGACCGCCGCGACTGGACAATCGGCGCGGTCGGCTACAAGACCATTGAAACCTATCGGCCCGAATGCGCAGCCGAAATCCGTGTCGCATAAGGAGATAAACAATGGGAAACCCAGTCAACACCACCGATTACCCTGCGTTCGCAGGCACCACCGGCAAGCAGGACATGATGCGCGAACTCTGGGCACGCAAGGGTTCGATGGGTGCTATGCAGCAACTCATCTTCCGCATCGCCAACACGCCGTTCAGCGGGTGTACTGATGAGGATACGATTTATACCCCAGACGGCGTGTTCGAGTCCGAATAGTGCGGCTCAAAATGCCGCTGTATACAAACACCAATGGGCGGTTAACTCCCGTCCAAAACATTCAGGAGAAACAAAATGGCTGCGAAACTGACTTACATCGGAACTAATAACGACGTTGCCGTTGACGGTGACGCCGACACGACGACTGGTGTGCTTCGCATAGGACTCACCGGCGCGTTTTACGACCTTGGCGCAACCGCCGGCAGGCACGGCATAAAGTGCTACTTCACGTCCAGCGCAACGTCGGGCGATACCCGAGCCGCGTATATCCGCCACAAGCAGACTGGTGCAGGCACGACGCACGCAGACGCATTGCGTGCATATCAGAACGTCGAGGCCAACATCAGTACCGCCCGTGGCGCGCATATCAGTCTGGACTTCCTGGCGACCGCTGGTGGCTCGGAGTGCTCCGGGCTTGGTACGGCGCTCACCGCCACGCTGCATATCCCCAACGTCGCCTCATGGGCACCGACCGGCACCTATTCCGCGATCCAGGCCGAGATTTACTCTGACGGTACAGACAGTGATCCGGCTGGCATGACGGAGTTGTCGTTCATTCGTATCGCCAACAGCGGTGGCTCCGGCAAGGCCGACGTGGATACTGACGCATGTATCTTCAGCATTGCGGGCTTCACCGCCGCAGCGGACGCCGCGCACGCCGTCAGCAGTACAAGTCTCGCGGAGCTTCCGGCCGGCAGCATCGGCCTGCAAATCAAGGTCGATGGCGCGATTTACTTCATCCCCGCCGTCATCGCATCCGAGTGGGACTAGGCTTAACCAAGGAGAGACGGTATGCAGATTACGCAGAAGTTTCTGGAAGAATCGCGCGACGCGCTTAAGCAGCAAGCCGAACATACCGCGAAGCAACACTCGCAATGCCTCGGCGCGCTGGAAGTAGTCGAGCAACTACTGCGACGTTTAGCAGAGCCCGAAGCCGAACCAGAAGCTCAGCCGGAAGACAGCAATATCGTTCCTCTTGGCGACGAGACGTAACCCTTCTCCTCCCAGGGGGTGGTCGCTCGCCCCGGCCGCCCCCATCCCTTCTCACACCCTTGACGGAGATACCCCATGCCACCCGGATTACATGAACGTATTGCCTCTCTCGAAACCCGATGCGTTGAACGCGGGAAGGTCATAGCCAAACTCGACAAAACCGTGGACAATCTCGAAAAAACAATAGCAATACTCAACGGAACATTGCGGCTCGCGCTGTTCAAGGTACACATAGTCTGGCTTGGCGCGGCTGCCATTCTGAACGTGGCAACGATACTCATAGTCACGCGCATTCTCAGCAAAGCATAAGGAGGATAACCCATGGCAGTAGACACGCTACTTTTCGATGCACCAGCAACAGTCAATGTGACCAACACATCTGCGATAATCGTTGCGGCAAACGACCGCCGCGAATATCTGTGTATCACCAACCTGACGGCAGAGTCGATCTTTCTTGCCGCAGGCCATGCAGCGGCACTCAATTCAGGCTGGCCGATTCTTTCCGCAGGCGCATCGCTCGAAATGTTCAAGGGGCAAAACTTGACCGAACAGGCAATTCACGCAATTCACGGCGGTGTAGGCAACAAAGCCTGCGCTATTCAGGAGGCATAACATGGCTTTGAATAATGGAGGTTCATTCGGCGGCGATATTGTTGCCGATGTTGACCTCGGTGATGTTAACGTTATCGAAGCGATTGCGGACGATTCCGCCTTTACGCCGGCAACCAGTAAGGTCTTCCCGGCAGGTGCAGCGTTTGACGACACAACCCCCGATAGCGTAGACGAAGGCGATGTCGGCGTTGTGCGCATGAGCGGCAATCGCAACCAATACATTACCATCCGGGACTCAGCGGGCAACGAACGCGGCGCAAAGGTGGACGCAAGCAACCAACTTGCCGTTGCCGACAGCGCCGTATCCGCTGGTGTTGGAGCAACTGATGATGCCCTAGTAGACGCGGGTGCAGAAGGCTCCGTCTCGGCCAAGCTGCGCCGTGTCACGACCACGCTTGCAGCGATTAGCGGCAGCATCGACGGCGGCCTTCACGCTGAAGACGACGCCCATACAACCGCAGACAAGGGGGCAATGGCGCTTACAGTAAGACAGGACGACGCCAGGGGTGGCGGGCTCGCAGGCGCCAGCGGCGACTACCAGCCACTCATTACCAACGAGCACGGCATCCTGCGCACCCAAGCACAGCAGCATTACAGCCTTGACGAATGCAATGCCGTTACCGGCTGGTCTGTTCTTGACGATGCCACTACCGGCAACGGCGCAGAAGACGCCCTCGACACCGATCTCAACCATGTAATGGGTACAGCGTCTATTGAATTCAACAAGGTTGACGGGACAGGCCACACCGAGGCCGGAATCCAGAAGACGCTCACCGCTGGTGATCTGACGACCTACCACAAGGGTGGCGGGTCTTTTGTTGCATCAATGTACCTTGCCAATACTGACGACGTGGCCTACGTGTTCCTCCGGGTTGGCACCAGCGCCGCACACTACAATGAATGGCGCATAGACGGCGACGAACTTACGCCAGGCGCGTGGAACGCACTCAACTTCCCGATGATGGCCCCATCAAGTGCTGGTAACACAGGCAACGGATGGAACATCGCGTCCACCACCTATGTTGCGATTGGCGTATCATTCGACGGCGAAGATGATGCGCTCGCCAACATTCGTGTTGACCATATTGCCGCCAATACCGGGCTGCGAACCACGGCAAGCATTGGTTCAGAAGTAACCTCTGTCGTCAACACGCCAAACATCAACCTGCATAAGATTCGCAACAAGGCCGTCAATGTTGGTTCCGGCGCGGTCGGCACAACCGGCACGCAGCGCGTTGTTCTCGCGACTGACGATCCCGCCGTTACTGGAATCGGCCCAACTGACGCCGCCCTTGTTGACGCGGGCGCAGTCGGCTCGGTCAATGCGAAGCTCAGACGCCTGACTACTGATGTTGCCACAGTCAACACGAATCTCGGTACGCTGGAAACCGACGTAGAAGCAACCAACACGGCGCTCGGCACAATCGAAACCGACATAGAAGCGACCGAAACAACGCTAACCAACATCGAGAAGTGCCAGATGGGGAACGCCGCGCCGACCATTGATTCCTACGGCAACGCGGCAATCAATGCCGCCACTGGTGCGCGCACTGAAATCATCGCTACCCCCGGCGCGAACAAGCAGCTCTGGATATATGGTCTGCTTCTCACCGTTGACACCGCCGATGTAACGGTAACGCTGGAGTCGGCAGCAAACGCCCTGTCAGGCGCCATGCCGCAAGCCGACAACGGTGGATTTGCCCTTGAACCGTCCGGCAACTTTGCCATGCCCTTCTTCAAGTGCAACACAAACGAGGCGTTCAACATTACCATGGGCACCGGCGTTGGGGACGGCATCGTTTCCTACGCTGTTGTGAGTGTCTAGCATGAGCCTGCCATTACTCTTTGTTGGCTCCGGCCCCGGTGGGGGAGGGGCACCGCCCCCGCCCCCCGAAAACTCCTGCAACGACTGCGAGCCACCGATACCGGATACGCTGTATGTGACCTTCACCGGTTTGGCTGGTGATTTTGCCGTAGCAAATGGAAAGCAGACTCTTGCTTGGACTTCAGGGTGTTATTGGGATGTTGTTGGTAGCGGAATAGACTGGCTAAGGTTAAATTGGTCAACTACTAAATGGAAGATACTCCTGAAAGTAAACCAGCCGGATGTTTGCGACAAAGAATGGCGGGGCGCAGAGGGAGACGAATGTGATCCTTGGGACGTGACTTATACAGAATACAGTTGTATCGACGCTGAGTGCGTTGACACAGACTCGTGTGAGGACAGCGCAGGTGCAACCGCTGTGGTGAGCTCTAGCTAGGAGAAAACATGGCAATAGAACAGATAACTACGAAGCCCTGGGAACTCGACGATCCCGAACGGGTTGCCAAGTTCCGCGAGGGCATCCCTGGCGAGACGGCCGATGTATGGACGGCCAAACCAGACATCGAGGCTTGCTGGCGCGGCGAGCACCGAGATTGGCATACCGAAGACGGCAAGCACTATCAGGATCAACTCTGGTGTGGCTTCTGGGAGGAATTTATCAACCCATCGGGGCACTCCTGTGAATTATGCAAGCAACACAGGATATTCAACTGGCAATCGTCGCATCTTCAGGAAGCATTGACAGGCTTGATAGCAGCTAAAGGGAGGGATTACGTTGGTGCTCTTATCGTCAAGGCGGTAGAGGATACAAAACTATCTGGAGAACAAGCATTGGAGTTGACAGATGAATTCAACCTTGAGTTTGCGTAAGCGGATAAAGCACGCGGCAAATACCGTCGGGCGCGCTGACATGACGGGCTGCGCCCCATGCAAGAAGAAAATGATGTTGCGTGCCAACCTCACGCCGGAAAAAACTGCCGAAGTTCTCGACGAGAAACCCGCCGCAATCAGCGAATAAAACGGACGCATTGTGCGCATGTCGCTTTTTTCTCTTTTGAGGAGAATCGTTATGGAGCCTGTAATAGGAACCATCTTGGCCGGGTTGTGGACTGCTATTGGCGCACCCCTCATCATTCAGGGTTTCCGGTGGCTCGGTAGCACCATCAACCGGAACAAGGCAATGGAAGGATCGCTGATTGACGACAAGATCATTGCCTCTCTACGCACCGCTGTCTCCAACGTCGGCGCCAAGACGGCTGATGCCATCCGCAAGAACCCCAAGGAATGGAAGAAAGCCAGCAAGGAAATACTCAGCGAAGAGGCAAAGGATCAGGCGCTCTTGCTGCTTGACGATAAGGCGCGCCGGAGATTTTACGACATGGGCGATGCCGCGCTTGACATCCTAGTTCGCAAGCTCGTAGATGACCGCGAGAAAGTGAAGAGCCTGTGACAAAACTGGAGGCTGTCAATCGGATGCTGCGGGGGGCGCACGAGTACCGTGTTGCCGCCCTCGACACCGGCGGCGTGACCACCGCTGCGCAGGCGGAGATAATCCTCGACGAGCGCAACACACTTGTGCAAGCCGAAGGCTGGCATTGCAACCGCGAGTACGATGTCACCATCGAGACTGCCGACACGACCAAGGTTGCAGTCGCCATCGCTGGCGATGGTGACTGGGACGCTTCCGCGAAGACAATCACCAGCGTGGCGGCGTTCGCGGACTACACTTGGGCGTCAGGCGATCAGATCAGCGTAACCGCTGGTACAGGCGTTACGGTTGCATGGTACGAGATCGCGTCCAAGACCAGCGACGATGTGATCGTGCTCAAGGAGGAAATCGCTGCGGCAGACACCGACGACGTGGCCACCGACATTATCGGGTGGGAAGACGCGCTTGTCGCCGGTTCCGATGTACTGCGCCTCGATTCCTACAACAGCACCATCGACGTTGTGCTCCGCAACGGTATGCTCTTTGACCGCGACGACAACACCTTCTCCTTTGACGATGAGATGACGGTAACGCTTGTGCGGGAATTGGACTTCACGCACATTTCTGAATATCTCCAGAATCTCATTGCCGCAGACGCCGCTGTCGAGTTCCAAAACTTCCTCATTCAGGGAACAGGGATGGACGCAACGCTCCGAGTCGCAGCGGCGCAAGCGCGAATGCGAGCGCGGCAAGAGGAGCAACGGGTTGCACAAGTGAACATTCTTGAAACAGCGCACGCTTACCGGATTCGCGGGGAATCAGGCGTCAATTACCCAGTGCGGAGATAACATGGCAAACACCACGCTCGATCTCCCGACCCTCTATGGCGGCGTGTCGCGCCAGCCGGCAGCTATCCGACATGCGAACCAAGTCGAGGAGGCAGACAATATTCTCTTCTCCGTCGAGAACGGAATGTCAAAGCGACCAGGCTCGGAGATGGCTTTCGCCGTCTCCAGCCTGGCAGCCTCCTCTGATTACAAGATGCACGTCGTCCACCGAGACGAGAATGAGAAGTATCTGATAATCATCGGGCAGGGAACAGTGCGAGCTTTCGATACATCCGGCACCGAGTTCAATGTGCTTATCAGCGACGCCGCCGCCGCCTATATCGTTGCCAACAGTCCGTCTGTTTCCGAACTGCGCGCAATCACGATTGCAGACTACAC